AATGAGTTTTTAAATGACCTTTGAAACGCAATGAATTCAAAGTCGTCTTGAAATGCTGCCAGACACTTCCGCATGCTTCCGCAACACATCGTGACAAAAAGCGTATCCGAATACTGAATTTCAACAGGGGAATCTGAATCTTCATGGTGAGAATAAAACCCCATAGCAAATCCATCAGCGCAAGCAACAACAATCCCGTGACGTAGATGCCAATCAAAGAGAGCAAGAAAATTGATCTCATGCCGCTTAAAAATTTCAATGCTTTGCTTGAGGTATTCATTCATTCATGATTAGCGTATTAAGCAATAATGCTTCCAAAAACAACAAAGTCAATAGCGCGGTTTGTCGCTTCTGGTGCATGCAAAATCTTAAATCCAGTTGTTGTCTTGTTATAAACAATTGGGTTTCCATCAATTGTCCCGGGAGAGGAGGAACTAGAATCACTTACTTGAGCAACTACTGTGTATTCCGATCCTGCTAACGCTGATGTAAATGTAACCTGTGAACCATTTGAATTGATTCTAGTTACTGATACGTTAATTGATCCAGTAAGTGTTCGTGCAGATGATGCAACAGTAAAACTTCCGTAAGCCTTTGCAACTGGTGGAGAATGCTTAACAAGATTTGCTGCTACTAATTTAGATGCCGTTGATGCTTCCAATTCAGCTTTTGTGCCGATTGCAGCAGTTGCCATCTTTCCGAATGTAACTGAAAGATCAGCAATTTTGCCAGTTGTGACGTTCAGGTCGGCGATCTTTGCAGTTGTGACGTTCAGATCGGTAATCTTTGCCGTGGTGATACTACCATCAGGAATCTTTTCTGTCGTGACCCCATTGGCCGGAATGTTCGCCGTTTTTAAGACGCCGACTTGCATCTGACCGCCGATAAGCTCCAATGTGCCGTCGGTGGTCACCGCGCCAGCAGCAAACGATGACTGCAACAGGATGTTGTTGAGCTTCGCGCTGGTGATTTGCTCGTTCGGTCCAAACTGCGTTTGTGATGTTTGAATTGCTGCCATATTTAACTTTGGGTGATGATTTGTCGATTGGTTGCGGAACCTGATACCGCAATTGAGTTGACCTTGGGCGACCCGCTGATTCGGTCGATGACCAGCGTCCCAGTAAACCCACGAATGCCACCCAGCCGGGCGCGGACGTTCGCGGTGTCGCCAAACCCGAGGGTCTCACCAATCAGGACCGAGGTCGTGTTGATCGTTTCGGCGGCGTCCGGGTCGTTCGAGGTGAAGGAAATTTGGAGGTTGCAGTCGGACTCGATGTCGAGCGACTGCATCTGGATCTGCGTGTCGGTGAATCGTTTGCGCTCGAGCGACCCCATGTCGTAGCCTCGGGACGTCAACCGAGCGGTGATGCGAGCGTTGACCGTGGCGAGCGCAGGATCCACTGCCAGCACGTCGTTCTCGGCCTCGTTGACATCGACCTCATGCAGTCCCCCAGTCGTCGTGACGATGTACAACGCGTTGCGCTTGCCGGACTTGCCAATGTGAAAGTTCAGGATATTGAACCTCGAGTCACCGTAGGTGTCGATGCTCTCCCAGCCCTTGTTCAAAAAGTTGTAGACCAGCACCGTGTTGTTGCCAATTGCGTCGGGCACGCCCGGCCGAGAATCCAGCGGCACCGCCAGCCAGTAGCGGTTATTGAAGTAAATCCCCACGCTTTTATCGGCCAATGATTTGTTGATGCGGTCGATGTAAGGCTGGATGTTCACCGAAATCGGCATCTCGACGCCGCGCAGGTTGTACTGCTCAACGAACGTCAGTCCGTAGACGCCATTGTCGGACAGGAATAACACGTTCGGTCCTTGGATGACCACACTCTTGCGAGCAAGGCACCCGACCTCGGACGTCAGTTCTTTTACGATGGTGTCACTCAGCGTGCCCTGCGTCCCAACGACGAGGTGCAGGCTGTTGCGGTTGAGAACCATCAACGCGTCGTCGTAGAATGGCTGCATCGCCACCGTGTAGTCGGCAATCCCGCCAGTGATGCGAAACTGCGCCGCGATCTGGTCGTAGGTGTCGCTGTCAAAGATGTCCGACGCCATGATCTCGTCGCGGATTGCACGGTCGGTGAACGTCGGATTGAGCACGGTGCCGCCGACTTCGTACCAGTACGGCACCCACAGGCGACGTTGGAAATACGTTGCCCACGGCGGCGCAGGCATGTGAGAAAATCCGCCGCCGACTGACACTAACAAGGTGTAGCTGATGCTGTAAGTACCATTTGGCTCGGCACTTGCGTAGGTGACCTTGTTGTAAAATGGGGTGCCAGCAACAACAAAAGCGTCATCTATATTGAGCGAAACGATATTTGTTGGAACTTCGACAATCTTGAAAGCCATGCCTGGATTTATCCCGCTGTCTTGCAGCAATGTCATGGCATACGTAGTGCCTGAAACGGTAGTTCCACCCGCTAATGTCGCCACTCTGGTAGCACTATTGTAGGCAATCACGGTTGTCGTTGCTGCTGCGTCCAATTTAATGGTTGATCCCACGTAATACCCGTCAATTTCTGCCGCAGGTGACCCGTTGTCAAAGTATGCCGGAAGAATCACAGATGGACTTGTTGTCCCACCAACGACACTGGCACTCAAATTGATCAAGTCGCCGGACGTTACCGTGATTGTGGCAGTTCCATTGAGAAATACCGTGCCCAAGGTGAACGTGCTGGGCTGCGTGTACGGACCAGACGCCACTTTGTAGAACCTGTCGCCAGTCTTGCCGTTCCACTGCAATGCCTGCCTGCCTTCGCGGAAGATCAGCACCTTGTCGAACGCTTGAAGCATGTGGCACTCGGCGTCAATCGTGATCGACGGCGGCAACGCAATCGACGTGATCGTGTACGGTGACTCAAGCGCAATCTTTTTGACGTCGAGATTGGTCGCAACCAGAATGAATTCGTCCTCGGCGGTCGATGGGTTGGAATACAGGCAGGATCCAAAGATGTCGGACACTGCACCGTCGTTGAGTTGCGAGTGAAGGTACCCGGTCGTGCCGGATACCGTGTAAGTGCCTGTGCTAGTCGCTGGCGCATAGGCAAACGTCAATGTTGACGCCCCAGTCACCGTCATCAGGTAGCTGCCAGCCGGGGGCGGGGTGCCAGTTGTCAGCGGTGCCACCGATCCTGCCACCGTGTTGCCAAGCGTAGCGTATGCAATCTCTCCAACGGTCAACCCGTGCGCCGCAGTGGTCGTCAATGTGACTACGCCGGATGCCCAAGTGGCATTGGAGATCGCTTTTGTGGCGTCAATCACGAAAAATGGCAGCGTCAATGGGCGACCACCAGTCGAAATGCCTGCCGACCGGGCAACCACCGACTTTCTTGGCTTCCAGAACCCGTCCATCCGGCCATTGATCGACTCGCGGACCTCTCCGGCCTGCAATTCGTTGACCTGCAACCGCTGGTTGACGCCAATAAACGATTTATCGCCATCGCTGACGATTGGATCGCTCATGCCTGACCCAAACTGCGACATTATGCGTAGTAGGCAATGACAACGCCGGACGTGACAGTGAAACTGGTGATCGATCCGCCGATTCCGGTGCCTGCTGGGTGCGTAATCGTGATAAGTTTGCTAGCGGCATCGGTCAAATTGGCCGACGCGAACGCACTGAAGATGGTGTCATTGACGATTTGAACCCACCGGAACGGTCCTGTCGCCGATCCCCCGGCGTTGATAACCACCCCGCCCATCTGACCCTGCAATTGAAATGAATCTCCGCGTGACATATGCGGCGATCAATACTACAAAATCGCTAGATCGTCAATCTGCCCAGTGAGCACAGGCAGGAACTTGAAAATTGGCCACGGTCTTTCCCGAGCGTCACCCACATCTGGCGGGGTTGACCATCGCTGCCAATCAGAGACCTGCTTCTGCAAGCACTTGGTCAGACTTGCGGCTGAGCACCAGCGCACGCAGTTCCTTCCGGCTCACTCCAATCTCATCGTCGCCGATCAACTCGGCAAGTTTCGATGCGGTAATTTTGAGCAGCACCGATTCGCGAGTGCGAGATTTGCGGACCTTGGCAGTTTCTTCAGTATCGTTGGACATGGTTGTTTTGTTGTCGTCGGCGAAATTGCCAACAGAGAAATCCTAATTGCTGGGCAGGTTACCGCAAACTAAAATGCGTGACTTAATAGGCACAGCAGTGCCGCGAATAAATTAAGCGTCCCCGCCACTAACATTGAAAACCGAAAAACAATGAGAGCGGCAGGGACACTGACCTCTCCGAGGCCGAGCGAATTTTACCGTTCAAAACCAACCCAGTCAAGCGGCATCGCCAAAGGCGCGAAAAGACGTCGTTGGTAAGGTGACTAAAAAATTTTTCATTTTTGATGATTTTGCTGTGTACAAACCTGAACGGCGAGGTAGATTCATCTCAGTTGCACGACGCAACTCGAACCAACCAACCAACCGACACCATGACCACTGAACAAATTGCCTGATCACCAACCACGCCGGGGAGTTCGATCCTCCCCGGCAAACCTCTAATACCATGAACCAAATCATCATCGAATACCCGCTCGAATGGCTCGAGTGGTACGTCGGGTATCCATTCCCGGCCTACTCGGAATTCAAGCCTGTCTACCCG